TGCTGATGAAAAAGGAGTAAAATGACAGAGTTAAAAGATGAACATTTAGAAGTTATATCTAAAAACAAAGGCAAAGCTCGAGAAATAGAAAAGTTAGAAAATGAAATATCAGATGCTAAAGAATCTGTATCTGTATTAGGAGGTGCTATAGCTTGTGGTTTTTTACAAGATAAACATTCCTTGATTTTACAAAAATGGATTGTAGAATATGAACAACTAATAGAACAATATGAAATACATCTAACAGAAATGAGGTCACATTGAATAATGAAAATGCATTAAGAGCTTTAGTTGCTACTAAGCAATTAGAAATCGATAAACTAAAACGTAAGATAAAGGAGATGGAAAATGATCCAAGCAGACAGCGAGATACTAAGGATAGAAAAAAGGATAAAAGGATTAAATCGAGTGACAGCAGCGATTAATGATTTATCTATTTATGGAATTTTCTATGGAAATTATCCAGAGTTAGTTAAAGTGTTAGAACACGCTAAAGATCATGTTAAAGCTGAATTAAAATTGTCTAAAGAAAGACTTGAAAGCTTAAGCTATCCTAAACCTGATGAAGGTGCTGAAGCAGTCATTCAAGAATATATGAAAAAAGGAATTTAAGAATTCTGTATTAGGTATTAAAACCTATAGATCTGTAGGGTTAAAATCCCATGGGCGACCCTAATATAGATAGAGCCAGGTGGGAGACTGCCTGGTTCGTTAAAACTCTGAACTCCTAGGCTCCAGAGTTAGCTCCTAGAGGACGTTGAGACTGTTACGATATATCACCGAAAGGTTCTTGTTCCAGCGTCCTTGCTAAATTTCAGTAATTTTAACTACCCAAGATTTAGGAATCATTGTTCTATCACCAAATGTAATTGTGCCATCATCTTCTTTATCATATGATGCAAACATTTTGATAGAGTATCGATCTTTGGAAAAGATCCAACCTTCATTAACTGGTTTAGCCAGTTTCATGTTTTTAAATTCTTTTTCAGATGCCCAAGCTGAATCACTTAAGCAATCTACCCATTCTACTCTACACTTGATGTAGGGAATATCATTAGTACTAGAATCTTTTATAGATTTCTTTTTCTTAATGTAACGTTTTTTTGTCATGAGCTGCCCAAATGTATTTGTCAAATTCTTCAAAAGAAGGAGGTATATCGCCTTCTTCTTCAAAAACTAATTGTAAGTAAGTGCTATAGATTATAGCTAAAGCCATAGCATCTGCAGCTTTCAATGATAAATGTGGATGTTGTTTTTTAATATAGTCTCCAATAGCATCAGGTTTAACACCTGTTAAAAACTTATCTGAGTAAGGTTTTTTCTTCTTTGGAAACTTCAATATTTTGCTCATAATTTACATACCTCTGGCGAGGATATCTACAATAACTATTTGGGTTGCAGTAGAAAATCAACGCTATTTTGTATCTTAGGTACAAGTTTGTTGTATACATCTAACCATAATTTAGAGTCATCATAGAAAAAATTCTTATTTTTCCACATATCGTAGTAATGTTTATAAAATATACTACATATTGGGATAGGATTTATGTCTATTTTCTCCCAAAATTGACGTTCTGACATCTTACAATTATGTAATTGATTATGATGTTTAACACACAATGGAACAGTAAATTGATCACCAACTTTCTGACCTATACCTCTATGCATAGCGTACTGAATGTGATGAGCATTACATCCATATTTCTGACAAAGTATACAAGGATTACTAGAGACCCACTTAAGATATTTTTTATCTTTGATTCTTAGTTCCTTGTCCTCTGATAGTGTTGTGCACTTTCTTGTACCCATAATATATTGCTAGTCTAGAAAGACCTTCGTGGACTCTATTAGATGCTTTACGTTCTGATAAGCCTACAATGTCTGCTATCTCTATAATACCATGATTAAACCAACAGAATAACTTCATAGTTTCTGAAATTAGTTTGCCGATTTCTTCATCACAATCTTTGACTGCAAGTGCAGCTCCAAGAGATGAAGTAATAAAATCTGTATTGGAACCATCAATACGTTCTTTCATAACGTTGCCAGTTCCTCCACCCATAAGTTCACACATTAATCTATAACGTGAACCTGCCTCATATTCTTCAATAGATATGAGTTTTCTGTGGAACATATACATTAGTCTAGATTCTCTAATGTTTAACCATACTTTTTTCTTATCTCGTATAGTTGAGATTAATTCTGGTTTTTCAATTTGACGCATTCTGTACTTTATAAGATTCTAATGCTTTATCAACAAAAGATTTGAAAGAAGCATTTTTGTTATATAAATTAAAAAGACGATGAACTCTATTCTTATTACAAGAATGTAGACGAGCTATAAGGCTCTTGCTCCCATACACTTGTGTAGGGTGCAATAGCCAGGATAATAAGATAGATAAATTATATATCTTATACTGATTACTACTTTTTATAGTAATTTTACCTTTTAACATATTAATAGGTATGTTATAGGTATCGCTTAAATACTTTTGAACATTAATAACCATAAGGAGATAAATATGAAGATTAAATATAGACATTCTGCCTCCAAGACTAATACGTTTATTGATAGTCCAGCATTTTGGATTATCAATGAGTTATTTGATTTTGAGTCAGGACCTAATGCAAGAATGAAAATGGGAATAGCAGCAGAAGATGCTGCTCATTATGCAATATCTAACCAAATCATTAAAGAAGAAGATATCATAAAATATTGTACAGAACAATATGTAAACCAATCTGAAGGTTCTTTTGAAGATCCTGAATGTGAATGGTCTGGAATTATAGCTCACAAGTTTGTAGAAAACTTAGCTGAATTTGGTGAGGTAGTTTCGTTTCAGAATGAGAAACAAATAAGTGGTGAAAAATATGGTCTAAAATATGATGTAGTAGGTAAGACTGACTTTGAGTTCAAAGATGTTATAGTTGATACTAAGGCAACAGCATATATTAGACGATTAAAAGCAGGTCATGTGGATCCTAAATGGTATCCAAAAGCTGCTGATGTAAGGCAACAATGCCTATACAGAGATCTATTTGGTAAAGAAACAATGCTTATGTATTGCTCTCCAAAAGATCAATATTGTGTGGATATGACAGAAAGAGATGAGTTAAATGTACTCATAAATGCCATGAAACACATAGAACATATACTAGATATATGTAAAACCAAAGAGGACGTTGTTCGCATATTCCCTTTGGTATGCGACAACTTCAGATGGAAGGGTACTCCTACAGCTGAAGAATTTGCTAAAGACATATGGACTAAAGCGTTAAAATAATCTATAAATAATTATGCAACGATTTGGTCAAATAATAAAACAAATAAATAAGAGGAACAAAATGGAAACACAAACATTTGAATGTAATTTTAAACGTGCGTTTGAAAAAGATAATGGTGGTGTAACAGTATACGTTACTAAAGATGATGGTACTGATATGACTATCTATGGTGAAGCTTTAGGTACTTCAAGATGGCAACAAGGTGCCAGATTAAAGATAGCAGCTCAGCCAGTTAGAACAAGTAAAAATGGTAAACAATACCAAACTGCTAATTCAATAGAATTATTAGATGGTGAAGTTGCTGTACCTAATGGAAATATGGTAAGTCCAAAAGGAGTTCAAGCTGTTAGAGATGTAGGTGCTCAATGGAAAGAAAAGTATAGATTAACTATGAGCAATCTTGTATCTGCTTGGTTAAGTTCTGGTAAAGAAGTTACTCCAGAAATACATAAAAATATAGATTTAATCGTAAGAGATATCTTAAACTCTAAAATGGATAGTGTAGAAGATATATCTGATGATGCACCATTTTAACGATTTCTTATCTCCCTCGAGTTAGAAAACTAGGCATTGTTAGAGAGTGGTTAGAGACCCATCTAGCAGTGCCTTTTTAATTTATGATTAAATGTAAACTTTGTAAAAAAAATGCAATTATTGTACGCAATAAAGAATATTATTGTGCAGATTGTGAATTAAAAAGATTAGGTTATGGAACTAATATTATTAAACGATGGAATATACAGTCTAGTAAAGATAACAAAAGAAATGATACAAGGAATTGAACTTCTTGGAGAAACAGATTGCTTTGATCTTTGTGATATATTAAGATTACACTTAACAACTTATTATGATTATCCTATTAATGCTCATGTCATGAAAGATGGAACTGGAGATTTATTTGGATGCATATGTTCAAGTTAGAATTAGAAATGATGGGAATAAATACATTTAATGAAGAATTAGTAAAAAAATTATATAAACTATATTTAAAGGAGAATAAAAATGATTACAGAGAAGCGATTAGAAAATGCCTTAAGCTACCTCTCGGAGACAGACGAGGAGAATGCTAAATCAAATGCTCAAGTTAAGTATTTGGATAGGCTTCTTAAAAGAAAGAAAGCTCTCCATATCACTGGTAATACAGTTGATAAAAGTATTTCTGCCAAAGAACAAGCATACTATGGAAGCGATACTTATGAGAAAGCTATACAAGAACTATTTGAAGCAGAGGTTAAAGCAAGTACGCTTGAGAACAAAAGAGATAAAGAAGGACTTATTATCGATTTATTCAGAACATTAGAAGCAAGTAGACGTAAAAACAATATATGATTTATAAGTTTAAAAAATGGGTTATACTTCCTGCTTATACTGAAGTTGTTATTAGTGCAGAGTCAGACCAAGAAGCACTTAAAATAATAAATGCAATAGATCCAAAAACTTTGAACTGGCAAGAAACTGATGCAGTAGATCAGCGAATGACGTATGAAGTTATAAATGAAAAGTCCTGAACTTAAATTGTTCAGAGCTATAATTACACAAGCCATCGAAGATGCTATGTATGATGGTTTATATAAGTATAAAATAATAGATAAAAGAGAAGCTATTGCTTGGCTAACAGGTAACTCAAATGACTTTAAAATGATCTGTCATTATGCAGATCTTAATCCAGAATATGCCTCACTTAAATTTGCAAAAGCTATGAAACTTGATATATATAATATAACTGATATGCAAAATAAAGTAATACAAAACAAATCAGAAAGACCACATAAAGAAAAAAACTATAGGCTTACATTCAATGAGTAAAGTTTGGAAAAAACAACATGGTGGATCACACTATCAAAAGTATGTTATCCAACCTAGCGAGTTTGTAGTAAAAAATAGAATATTATTTCCAGAAGGTAATGCTATAAAATATATAGTACGTCATCAAGACAAGGGTAAGAAACAAGATATATTGAAAGCTATTCATTTTTTAGAAATGATAATTGAAAGGGATTATTCATGAGCCATTATAGTAACTTAAACCAAGATAATAAAGAACTAAAAATATATAGACCATTTGGTCCATCTATTGGACATTGTAAATTACCTCAAGAACTTATTGATGATTTTAATAAAGATTGTGAACATCTTATGAATCATAAAGAAAAGAAAAAGACTCATGATTTTTCTAATGAACTTGTTGGTAATGTTAAACAAGAATTAATTATATCTCCTGAAACATTCTCTAAATGGGGAACTTACTTTGGTAAGTTGATGGATGCTTATATTGCTGCACACCCTGAGAACCATAAAGAATTACAACAAATAGTATTTAAGTCAGGATGGTACGTTCGTACATTTGCTGGAGATTTTAACCCAGCTCACTATCATACTAATTGTCATATGTCCTGCGTAGGTTATCTTAAACTACCTGATGATATAGAAGAAGAATGGAAAAAAGAAGATAACGATCATTATCCATCTGCAGGTAGTATTGAAATGCAATTTGGACAAGTCCATTTGTTCTCCAATAATACTGTAAGGATTAGACCAAAGGTTGGAGATTATTATATCTTTCCTTGGTGGATGTACCACATGGTATATCCTTTTAGATCTAAAGGTGAACGTAGATCATTTAGTTTTAATGTATTTGGTAAGCCAAAAGAGGAAGAACCTAAACCTTCTAAGTTAATTCTTTAATATTAATTTCTTAATAGATTTTTCTCCCATGTAGATCTCTGTCTCTGCCATAGATTTTATACATTGGTATTCGGTAGAAGGTGAAGCATTTCTAGTTGCAATTCTTTTACCTTTAAGACATTGAGACATAGATTCTTGTATTCTATGTTCTTTAATCTCTCCATTAACAATCATCAATAAAGCTACTACCATTTCTACCATTAGTGTGTTCCTCCATTACCATTTGCTCTTACCTTATCTTTTAAATCTTCAATATCTGTTAATGCTTTTTCCATTTGTTTTGTTAAGAATTGTATATTAACTTTATTGTGCATCATATCTTCTATTCTTTTTTCAATTTTCTCAACTGTTTTATATAAATCTTCCAGCAACATATATTGTTCCTGGTCAGTTGGTAACTGCTCAGATTTCTTAAGTAAATCAGCTTGGAATAATTCTCTGCTGGTTTCTAAGCTGGTAAGTCTTGCTGTTACTTCTGTATACGCAAAGACACCCATAGCTACTGCTACAACAATACCAATCATATTCTTCATTGGCATACTTACTGAAGTGTTCTCACTTATTTTCATGTGCTTTTTCCCAAAAGGGCAACATATGCCCTGAATTTCTATAACATTTAGTACAAGCGTATTGCCCATCTTTAAATGTAATATAAGACTCAATGCTTGATATTAATTTCTCACACCATCTGCATTGTCCTATTGTGTGTTGTGCTAGATGTTTTTTGTTTATCTTTTTGCTAACCTTCATTTAGGTTTTCTCATAATATCAGCACCCTTAAGACCATAAATAGCAGACACTATTCCAATGAATATTGCCTGATACCAATATGGTAAGTTCTTAAAGTATTCAAAAAACATATCTAATCTATTACGAATCTCAGGATCGTCAGTGAAGATAGAATAGACCAGTACAAGAATAGGGAGAGATACAAGAACAAGGACAAATTCATCCTTCCAACCTTTATCATTACTCTCAATAACTTTCGCTTTATATTCAATTTCACCTCTAGCCATTTTCTCAGCATGCATTGATTGTGCATCTGACATTAGACGTTTTGTTTTTTGTTTATTCTGATATATATGAGAGGCAGTTTTCATGCCCATGCTTAATAAATTTAGCCACATATTATTTTTTCTTTACGTTATAAAACTGTCCTGTTCGATTACCTCGAACAAGAATATGTTTTCGTTTACTGTATTTTTTGTTCCACGCATATACGTGCATTTTTGAACCCCAATGCTCTAAGATGCTGAAGAACCAGTTGGATAACCTTCCCATGCTTTATACATTCCTTCCACTAACAGCTCATCGTCATAAGGCTGTTTCCCATTCTCCATACGGATAATTGATTTTACAAGTGGTAAGTAATGCTCGATGCTATTATCGAGTTTATCCATAGGATTTACGTTTATTTCTTTACACACAAAATCTATGTAAGCTGATGTGTCATTCTCAGAAGGTGGTGCCCATCTAGAAATGATATCATCTACGCTAGTTCTTTTGTGAGTAAATCTATATGTTAAAAGTATTTTCATTAAAGCTCTGATACCCATTACAGCTTCACCAAAAACACAAAAAACTGGATCAGATTGTTCATCTGCCAGTCCATCCCATGCAGTACCAAGTTTGATATTGCCTGGGTTCTTATTTCTTATACCTCTAGGTAATTTTTCTGTTCCATCTGCCATTGTCTTTTAAAACCATTGGGATTAATTTAGGCAATCCATCAATGATAACTCCTGTTCCTATTACTGGTCTAGACTTCTGTAACTTATTGTATTCAAAAGCTAAACTTTTCATGTTAATTAAACAACCAACCTGCATACCCCAAAGTAATTCGTTTGGATTGCTCCAATAGTCTATTTTAAATGCTGTATGATAGTGTCCTTGAACAGTACACATACCATATTGCTGTGCTACTTTTAGCACGTCTTTATATTTACCATGGCAGAAGTAAATTTTTTGACCATTGGATGCTTTTAAAATCAAATCTTCATGCCACGTCCAACCCTTGCCTACACCAAGCATCTTATTATAAGATTTAAAAACTTCGTGAGGTAAGCCATATCTTGTTGCTTTTCTAAATACTAAACTTCCATGGTTACTATCCATGACGTATTGTTTAGGAAATAGTTTTTCTAGATCTTTAAAAAACTTTCTAGCAACTTCAAGCTCATGACTTGGTGAGTAAAGTCCAGGATGAGAATCATGGAATGATATAGAATGCCAATCCATTTCGTCACCTATATTTACAACTGTGTCAGGCTTATACTTTTTCTTGATCTCTGCTAAAAAGTCAAGCGTATCTATGTGGTGATATGGTGCGTGTTGATCGCTGATTACTAATATTGATTTACTTAGCATATATACGCTTTTACAATTATTTGGTGAATAAGTCTAGCAACTAAGGTACAACTTTATGTTTGTACTTTTGGTTCCTCATATTCTTTGCAAATAAACCTAAGATAAATCTCGTGTTCATTAACATCTTTTGCACCAATTTCTTGTAGTTTCTTTAATGATTCTTCATATCCAGCTTCCATACAACTATACATATCATTGTATTTTGTAGGCATAGGATATGGTGGCATACATTCACCTGCAACGTATGAACACATAAGCATCAGTAAAGTAAATTTCATTATAAGTGTTTAGTAATTAATACTAAAACCTGTGCTAATACACCTAGACCTATAGCAGTCATAATCCAGTTAATTCTGTCTATGCTTTTCTGTATATGTGATAAGTGATTGTTTTCTATTGTATCTATTCTTTGATTAATAAGATCAATACAACCATGTATTTTAAGAATTTCTTCTTTATTTTCTGTAGCTCTACTCATAGTTTTTTTCCAATTTCCTTATTGCTTGTTGTAAATAACTCCATGTCTTTGGAGCATTTTGTTTTAATAATGCTCGTCCTGTACCAATTCCATCTTTAGGCATAACTAAATCTCTATCTTTTGGTATTTTTGCAATAGCTGCATCAATAGCTTTAACATTAGATTCGTATTCTAAATCTGTCATAAAAGCATCTCTATTCATAGTAGGTTTTTTTTTAGTAGGAATACCATAAGAATTTTTTGCAGGTCTAATTACTGCTTGACCTGCTCTCCAACCTTCTCCAGTTCCTTGTAAATTATCACCAAATACAAATACTTTATCAGGATTTTGCCTTGTTGTTTCAAGAGTATATTTTTTTATTCTTAATAATCTTGGCATTAAAATAACGTTTCGTAAGGAGACCTTACTAACCCTTTTGTTTTATATTGTGAAGTTCTAGGTCCTTTGTATCTAGGATGACCCATTTGTCCTAGCACAAAATCTACTGACACATCGGCTGCAAGATCGGCACTTAAACCATCTCTTTGTAAGCCTTCAGATACAGAGCTTGATGCTTGTTGTAACCAAATTGGTAAAAATCTTTTACCTATTTGACCACCTATTTTTAAACCTTTCTCAATAGCTTCGTCATCTCTTTTGGTAATGTTTGGACTCCACTTAGTAGTTAAGTATTGTTTATTAGTTAATACTTCTATTGTAGTTCTAGGTAGAGATCCAATCTTTTTAAGACCAGTAGATTGTGGAGCTGTTATCCAATGGAAAGGTTCCATTAACTGTTTAGAGAATGTTAATACTTCACCATTCCCTAGGTTAATTCTAGTTGGGTCAGTATTCTCTAATAGAGATTGACCACTAAATATGTAATTTAATGCAGATCCTGCTACTGCATATGTAGCTGCTGCTTTAGCAAAATAATATTGATATAATCTTCTTAAAGCTGGATCAGATTCAAATGCTGGTAAAGATTTAGCAATAATTCTTATGTTAGATATTGTCCAGTCAGGAGCAAACATTAACAATTGCATATAACCTCTAGAGCCTGGTGCAAATGTAGTTTGCATCATTCTCTTTAACCAAGGAGTTTGTATTCTATTAGCTAACATCTCCCAGTTTTGACCACCAAAAGCATCGTTAGCAAACTGAGCTGCTCTTTGAGCTTTACTAAAAATTTGTGCTTGAGTATCACCTTTTACTATTTGCATAGCATTAGGTTTATTCATTATACTAGGTTTATTTAATGCAGATAAAAATGTATGTAGTTTTGCTTGAGTAAAAACTCTATCCCATGTAATTCTATCAAACCATTTGAATACTTTTTCTGCTCTACCACCTGTACTAATACCAAAATGATTTTTTAATCCTGATTCAAATCCTCTAAGATTATAATAAAATCTATCAAATCCTACATCTTCAGGAGTAGAAATCATTAATCCATTACCTCTAGCAAATTGAATAACATCATCAAAGCCAGCAGCTTTTAATTGTTCTACAGCATGAGGAAACTCTTTTATATATCTTTCAGGATTATCTATTAGTCCTTGTAATTCTTTTTTAGATCTAGGGTCTAATATTTTTTTTGCAAAACTTAATTTATTTCCAGCAAACCACATTGATTCTACTAATGCACCTGCATGAAAGAAAGAAAAACCAACAGCTAATCTTTTCATCATTAAGTTAGTAGTAAATAATGCTCCCATAAACTGACCTTCATCAGTTGCATCAAATACCATTCTTAAAGCATTATCTATGCCTTTATGAATCCAAGGTATTTTACCATCTCTTGTAAAATAAGGATGATCAAATTGAATATAGTTTGTTTTATCTATAGCATAATATCCACCAGGTTTAATTAATAGTGGTTTATTATTTAATTTTGTAGATCCTAAATGTTGAATTAACGATCTAGTTGATAAAGCTTTAGCTGCAGCAAAACCATATATTTTAATTAGTTCTGCTGGATCATCCATTCCTTCTTTAATTGTATAAACACCACCTTTAGATAAACCTTTATTGATATCTCCAAAAACTCTGCTTTGTCCAAATCTAAATGTATCAGCTGGACCAGTTACAATTTTACCATCAAATTCATTAACAAATTGAAATGGTTTATATTTAGGATTAAATTGATTCCATATTAAAGGTAAATAATTAGCTCTTGTATTTTCATACAAACCTGCACCTTTTTTACCAAATAGTTCATCAAACTCTTTAAATATTTTTTCTACTTGTTCGGCAACTTTAAATTCAGCATCAGAAAGATCTGTTTTTTTCATTGGACCCAATTTAGAATTATATTCAAATTGAGAAGTTTTACTATTCCATCTACCTCTAGCTCCAGTTAAATAATAAAAAACTTTTCTTCTAGAATCTATTGCATCTGGTAAAGCATTCTTAACGCTTTCAGATAATTTATGTACTAATGAATTAGTTTTAACTGTAATTATTTTAGAAGCATCTAATGCTGATTCTACTGCTAATGCTGCATGATCAGTATCATGATTTCTAAAGCCTTTTAATAAAGCTCTACCTGCAATATATATACCAGCTCCTAATCCTACACCTTTAGCTGTAGCTAATAATTTTTCATCATCTGCTGTTAAGAATTGTGCTGTACCTAATACTGCACCAATAGAAGCAGCTCCTTTAAACCAAGAAGCAACTGACATATCTCTACCATTTTCGTATAATTGTCTTAAGACAACTGTCATTTCTGATGCTAAAGCATCAAATTTAGTTTTGCTATTTAATATATCTTTAGCAACTGCTTGATCTATTTTATTTCTTTCTGCTGCGTTTAAAGCAATTCTATTCATTCTATTTTCGTAAGCAGCTTTTGCTTCGCCTCGTAAAATAGGATTCTGCCAATGACCTAATTCATGATAATAAACAAAGTCTTGAAATTCTTTTGCTGTTTTAAATTGATTTTCAGGTAATGGATCTACACCTTCCATCTTAGGTTTAGTCCATACTTTTTGTTCAAAAGCTTGTTTAATTCTTTTAACATCCATATAGACTGTGCCTTCTTTAGCACCTTCTTTAGTTCTTCTAAAAAAAGCCATTGCTTGATCAGATTTTAAATCTTGGTATCTAACATTTAATGTTCTTCTAGAAGGTTCATCTATAAATGTTTCATTAACTTCTTTTCGAAGTTTTTCTAATAACTTAACAGATCCTACATTATAACCATCAGATCCTATATCTGTTACGTTAGCACCTTCTGATTTTAATATATCTTCATAAGCTCTATTAACAGTAGATCTATTTAATCTTGTAGCTCTACGAGCTAATTCTGCTGTTCCTGCAAAGCCTACTGAAAATAAAGCTCCTGCTGTAGCTCCAACAGTAGTTTCTATTGTAGTTCTTTTAGGATCTAATGTTCTATCTTCAGAACCTTGCCATACTGTAGAAAATACAAAGGGTGTTGCGAGTGTGGCAAACGCACCTACTTTTAAATCATCTGCTGTTTTAGCTCCTAGTTTTTTATACTGAAGTCTTTTACCAGCTTTCATTTTAATAGCATTAACAACACCTCTACCTAGTTTACCCCAACCAAGTGGCATAAACATAAGCCAAGGATCTGCCATTAACATATTAACAAGTTCTGCACCAAAGAGTTTGGGATTCTTTTTAATCATATTCCCAACTTCTTTCATATCAACATGCATATCTCCTTCGTCTAAAAGATATCCAAATCTTTGAAGTTTTCTTTCTGCAGCTGTATATAATTTAGATCCTCTAGATTGAGGATTATTACGTATAAATTCTAATGCTTCTTGTGCTTGTTTCTTTTTAGTATCACCAGTTATCCATTGATAAAGAGATGCTGGTAATGATTCTTCCAACATAAGATGATAGGGATTACGTAAAGATTGAAAGAATCCTGGAGTCTTGTCTTGTACTGGTTCTTTAAATCCATCAGAAATACCCTGTATAGGATCCTTCAAACGAGGATCACTCATTCTGAAGTCGTTAGCCATTTATTTTTTTTTCTGTTTAGCTCTACCTAATTTAACTTTTAATTGTCTACTTTTTCTAGTCATTTGTCTATTAGATAAAACCATCATGTCATTACTATCTGGAAAAGCATCGTAATCTTTTCCCCATGAACTTGCTGTTTCTCTTTGTTTACTAATATATCTTTGTTCATCACGTCTATCCATAATAGTTTTTTTGTTATTAAAAATTAACTTGTCTCTAGTTTTATCATGAACAATAGGTTTACTAGCCATCATATTTATTCTAGTAGATGAATGTTTACTTCTTCCAGAATATCTAACCATAGCTTTATTAAAAATTCTATTAGCTTCTTTATCTGCTTTATTATAAGCTTTAATTGCAGCACCTTTCTTCATAGTTCTTAATGCTTTAGATTCTACTAATCTAGTTTTACCAGTAATTATTCTATATGGTTTAGGATTTTTTCCAATTACATTTAATCCTTCAGGATTACCAAATTTTTTACCTGTTTTACTAATTCTTTCTGGTGTTGATCTTGTCCAAGTATGCTCTCTTTTAAATTTAGGTACTTGATAAGATGGAGTAACTCTAGTAGGTTTTACTAATCCTCTTTTATTAGAACTCATTTTCTTAATTTTTTTAGCAACAATATTTCTTTCTGATCTAAGATGTTTTGTAAGTTGTCTATTAAAAACTCTTTCTTGCAAAGGATATGCTATTGATTCTGCTCTAATACCTTCTTCAGCTATATGAGAAGGTGCAGTATCTTTACCAAAAATCATTCTATGACTTTTATCACCTAATGATTTAGATCTAGTTTCTATTTGTGTAGCTGTAAGTTTTTCAGGTCCTACAGTAGGTGCTTTTTGTTTTTTTAATTTAACAAACGTTGTTTGTTTAGTTGATCTAACAGGTATTTTAGAAGTTTTAGCTTTTTTAAAAGTATAACTTAATTTACCTTTTGGTATATGTCTTAATATAAATTTAACCATTTCTTCTCCTATTCGAAATATTCTGGGAATCTAGATCTAAGAATTTTTTCAGCTCTTTGTCTTGATACATTTTGTAATTGTGGGTTTGATGCTAATAGCATAGAAAAAATTTGTGAATCATCATTAGTAAGAACGTTACCATCTGAATGTGGAATAACTATTTCTGGTCCTTTTTCTCCTACGATATAAGGTTGACCAGCATTAACTGGACCACCTTCTGCTCTATTATCAAGTGTTGGAATTTCTTGTGTAGTTTGTAATGTAGCGTCTGTAAACCAAGTACCACCTTCTTTCTTAAATCTACCTTCATTAAACATACGTTTAAGAATTTGAAGTTTTTTTGTTGTATCGTATACAACTTCAGGTGCACCTGGCTTTTTGTTTTTCTTTAATTTTTTAATTTCTTTTTGTAATTCAACAGCTATTTCTTCTGATGCTAAATCCCATTTAAATTGCATATTCTTTTTACCTTTAAAAAAACCAAAGAATTTTTCTGCATTACTAGGAGAAGATATATTCATTGTGTTTAATAAAGATTTAACTTCTCCAACATCTTGTGATGTAACTTCAATAGGAGCTTCTTCTCTGCTTTTTAATATTTTTTTATAATGAGAGGATATTCCACCAGCTTTCATTACATTGTCTAATGCACCTTCACCTAAACTTTTACCTTCAGCTCCAGCTTGCATAAATGCTAATCCCATAGTAAACGCAGGGTTAGCCATTAAACCTTCAAAGCCACCTTTTTCTTTCCAAGATGCTGCAGCTTTATCAAAATCTATATTCATTTTACCTGCTAATTGTTGCCACCATTTTAATTGATCTTTTTGATCTCCACCATGATATTTTAAATCTCCACCTTGAGATGGATGAAATGGTGTTTTGTCAGGAGTTTTTTTAGCATCTTGTTTATAAGTAACATTTCCAAATTTATCTACATTTTCTACGTTAGGATTTTTTCTAGCAAGATTTTGTGATCGTTCTGCTCTGCTGATATTTTCATTAACTTGTGGACCTTTACCTGTCATTCTATTTTGAAATGGTACAGAGCTAGTATTATTTAAGCTAGGTGATTCTCCACGTTTTCTGTGTACTCTTGGAATAGTATTACCTGTAGGTTCTACACCACCAGCAGTACTTAAATTACTTCTTTCTGTTTGTCCTCGTTTTAATTTAGTTCTGTTAGACAGATCAGCAGATGAACCATATGTACCATCTTCATTTAATTCTCTTTCTTTAGTAGGATCACCAAATCCTAACAAACCTTTTCTCCATTGATCAAATATTCCCCATGAACTTGTTGACATTATAATATTCCTTTATCTAATTTACGTTCTTTTAAAAAGTTATAGAATGGACTCTGATTTACAGCTAACCATCCTACTGCACTTTGATTTCCTAATATACTTGCTTGTTTAGCTTTAGCTGCTGATAATTCATTAGCAAAACTAAACTGAAACTGATTAGTACTTGTGTTTCCTAAACTTTGATACCATTGAGCTGCAGGTGAATTAGTTGGTCTTTGTATTCCTGACACAATATAAGGTGCTTCAGGAGCTAATTCATTCATTACATCTCTTTGAGATTGAGTTGCACCTGTGCTTATATCTCCACCACTTCCACCTATACGACCTAATAGTCCACCTTGATCTGTATTTGGTCCACCATATTTATGTGTACCATAATCACTTGTTAAAAATTCTTTAGCATTTCTACCACTTGCCATTAAAAATCTTGCAATAGGTGAAAATTTTGTTACAGGATTCTGCATTCCTACATTATCCCAATGCTCTTTAAATGAAAGATTTACAGTTCCTTTTCCTGCTCTACCATGTGGTTCATACTTAACATCTTCTGTACCATAGTATTCATTAAGCTCTTTATTAAAGTTTTCATATTCGTCTTTCGACATCTTATGAATATCTTCATTACCATGAGCTTTAATTTTTTTTTGAGTATCTTTCCAATGAGCTTTGTCAGGTTCATCGTATTCATCATCTGAAAATACATTACCACCACCTTTACCTACCATAGAAGTATCTGGTGCATCGTAATACATATTACTATCACCTCCACCAGGTGCTCCTGATCCAGATGATTTTGTTACTTTAGATTCTGCGTGTGTACTTACTCCAGGTTCATTTGAATAAAATGCTTCTGCTCCTGATACTTGTGTATCATTTGAACCATCATTTCCTGATCCTCCACCTCCACCTGACATATTTTCTCCTATAATATTATAGCAATAGCTAAAATAATACCTGCAACAATCACAACTTTTTTGTGATCATTCCAATAGTGTTTTACTTCTTGTATATATTTATCCATTATAATAACCCTCCTAGTAATCCGAAACCACCACCAATAGCAGCTCCCATGCCTGGCATACCAAACATATTTCCCATTGCAGCTCCAGACATTGCTCCTCCTGCTGCCATACTAAAAGCATTTTGATCTGGTTTAGTTCCTGTGCCTTGTTGAACTGGTAAACCAAAACCAATAGGTGCAACAGTATTATAGTATTGTTGTAACGCCATTTGTGGTGCTAATTGTTGTTGTGCTTGAATATCTTCTAATTGTCCTCCAACAGCTGTTAAACTTGGTACAGCTCTTGCAGTTTGTAATTGTCTATTTCTTTCTCTTTCTAATTGTTGAAAAGCTAAAGGCATTGCTTTGTTAGCAACTTGTCCAATAACAGCATTTTGTGCACCCATACTTGTAGGTGTTCTACCTGCTCCACTAAACTGTCCAGCAACATTAGAATATATATCAGTTGCAGCATTCGCAATCATAGGAGATAAGAAAGGATTGGTATACTGACCTTGAATAGTACCTAATATTTGTTGGTTAGCAGCATTAGCCATTGTTTCTTGTGCTGATAAACCTTGTAAAGTTTGTTGTGATGGTGGAACATATCCTGCTCCCATTGGTCCTTGACCATATATAGTTCCAGCTTCAGATATAATCTGATTTAATGCTGGTTCTGTTGGTGCATAAGGTGTTACAGTTGTAGTTGTTGATCCACTACTTCCTCCTCCTGATGACATATTATTTCTCCTTTTTTTTTTCTAATAATACATGGCTTTCTGTATAACCAAATGGTTTAAGAACTTTCTTCCAACCAGGTCTAGCTACTAATTCTAGTAGATCACATTTGTTTAGCCACGCAAAATCTTCTATGTGTTTAATTAAATGTTGCCATTTTTCACGATGTCTACCTGTCATTATTTTGATATTAAGACATCGTTGTAATGGTCTTTGTATTATTTCTGTTACTACTAATCCATAATATTTGGATTCCTTTGCAGCTTCTTTATCCCATAGGATCCATAACTGCATCTTTTCTTCAATGATCCATTTTTTAATATGATCTGCTAAAGCATAACCATTAGATCTATTTAAAGCGTTAGCGATGTCTGTTTTTACTAATCCCCAAACTTCGTTAACGCTTTTAGTTGGTACATTTATTAATTCGATCATGTTACTGACATATATGATATACCAAAATGAATTGAATCTGAACTACTAACTGTAGCTTTTATTGCATCAGAAGGCTCTAAAACTAAAGGTACTGATAGTATTTCTACTCCTGTATTAGCAGCTAAACTTTGTGTTTTAAGTATTGTAAAATCAGTACTTGCTGAACTATCTAAAACATCAAATGATAAAGTAGGTGTATTACTTGTATTGTTAGTAACTCTTATAGACTTTATAATTAAAGTCTCATCAGATGCTGCAGTTAATAATGCAGTTTCACTACCTGTTGCTAATGCAACTCCTTTAAATTTGAATGTGTTTGCCATACATACGTAACTACTTTGGGTATTTAGCTTTTACTGCTTTTATTGCTTCGTAAAATTTAAAATACTTTTGTTTTAATTCTGGACTTTCATCAATAGAATGCCATAACATATCTAGTTGATCTCCAATGCTAGGATAAATTCTATCTCTTTGATATTGGTTAGCATCATACTCTGCTTGTACCTCTACCATTTTAGCTTCTATGTCAGCTTTAGGAATAGGTGTTGTTCCCTCTAACCATTCAATAGTACAAGTATCTAATTCATTTCCTGAAACTGATACTACTGCGTTAGGATTTATTTTTAATATTGCTTCTATAATCATATTACGCCCCTATTTCGAAAGCAGTTAATCTTGATCTACTACTATTATAATTTACATAAGCTGTTCCACTACCAGCTCTAATTGTTAATGTGTAAGTTACTTGTGAAGTTGTATTTGGCTCATCAAATGTAGTTATTGAAGTTGGAACTACAACAGTATTAGAATCGTCATCATTTCTAATGTTAGTTAATCCTTTATTTGAGTTTCCTAAATCGCTACTATCTCTATAAATTGTAAAAAACATACTACCAGCGTCTGCATTAATATATCCATTACCATAATATGAGAGAAGAATTTTGCTTGAGGTTGAAGCTGGAGTTATATCAACTGATAACATTCCAGCTGGGTTTCCACCAAAACTTGTTGAAGAAGTTGATCTTTCTGTAGTATCTGAACTTGAAACTATTTGTAAAATTGTTCCACTTACTGATAAACCAGGAGCAGATGTCATTCCACTTGGTAAAGCAGTTATCGCTGATATTGTATTATTGTTTGGTTTAATTATTGCCATTATTTATCCTTAATCTATTATTTTATATCCACCGAACCATGAATGTTGACTTTGATAAAAATATATTGGTGTGCTTGTAGTAACATCACCTTTTGCGTAAATTTCTACATAGTCGGTTGTACCTAATTGAACTACCCCTTGTACTGTTGGAGTCATCCAATATTGGTAGTTATTTGAGGCATTGTGTCTGCCTTTAACTACAGAGCTACCATTTTTATAAATCATTATTTCAGCATCAGCCATCAAACTTACACCGAAAGCAGTTACAGATACACCAGCAAAAATATAATAATAACCAGCAACTCCAGGTGTAAAACGATAATTGGTGCTATTATCATATACTCCAGATGGATCATAAACTTCGCTGTCAAACGCAACTTTTGTAAGGGTAGCATCAGATGGTTGTTGTTCTGCTCCTTTAAGTACAAAAAATAATGGAGCATTGTCCCCACCAACACCAGAAACAAAATTTGATCTAGTCATTTTCTTCAATGCACCAGAAGCTGATGTGTCTGATAATAAAATTAAATCATCTGTAGCAACAGAAGTTTCTGCTGTTTGTCCAGTTATAACATCTGCGTTTAAATGAGCTGCGTCTATACTTCCATCAACATATTGATCGCTATCAACATTGTTAGCTGTCATTTTTGCAAGTGTAACTGTAGCATCGCTAGGTGTACCAAGATCAAGAACATCA